GGGCGGGGACACTCCAAGCCGCCCGAAGGCCGAAAACGTCTCGCTTGACGATCCCGCGGCGAATTTCGGCGTTGATGCGGGCGAGGACACCCCGGAGGCGTTGGGCGAACTCCTTGCGTAGAGTTAAAGTCGCCGTGGGATCCGACCGCCCGTCGCTGGCGGCCTGCAGGTGGTGGCGGTGGTCGTGCGTGGCACTCATGCGTCTGAATCGTCAGCGTCGGGGTCCGTCTCGCCCCCGTCGGCGAGCGCCGGCGTCGGCGGTGGCTGGTCCATCCCGGCGCGTTCCTCGTCGATGTCCATCGGCTCGACCGCGTCGGCGCCGTCGGGGACGTCGGGGAACTCGCCCGTTTCGAGGTATTCGACCCACTCGGCGGTCCCGAAGCCCGGGATGCGGTTACCGGCGCGCTGGGCGACCGTCGCTCGGTTGGCCTGGATCTCCGACTCGTCCTTGGCGCTGGTCTCGTGGAGCGGGTCCCACTCGACCGAGTAGCTGCCGCCCGCCGGGTCCGGGAGGATATCGTACTCGCGGAGGCGGCCGATGAGCGCGCGGACGATCGTCGGCGTGACGAACTCCTCACGACGCTCGCCGATGCGGCCGTACCACTCTTTGAGGTCCTGCGTGGTCGCCCGCTCGCCCGTCTCGTTGCCCTTCAGCACTGACTGCGGAGGCATGTAGGGCTGGCTGGCGATCGCCTCAATGTTCGGGTCGATCACGGCGCCGGGGTCGATCTCCTCGCCGCCGAGACTCTGGACCTCGTCGGCGCCGTGCGTCCGGAGGACGTTTTCGAGGCCGACCTCCCACCGGTGGAGGTGCTCGCGGAGGTCGTCGCCGCCGTCGTCCAGGTCGAAGTCCTTGTCGATGTTGATGTTGATGCCCCACGCGGCGGCCCGATAGGCGAGCTGGCCCGCCGAGCCGAGGGCACGCTCGATGTCGATGAGGTTGTTGTAGACGGGCTGCTGGCGGGGGATACCCCGGACCTCGTCGTCCAGCAGCATGTCCGAGTGGATGTGGATGACCCGGGAGTGATGGACGCGCATCGTATCCGGCCCGGTCTGGGAGACGGTCGCGTCCTTTTCGTCGTTTTCGTCGGAGAGGTCGAGTGTGTATTCGACCGGCTGGCCCCAGCGTCCCGTTCCCGGGCCGCCAAGTGTGAGATCCTCGATAGACTTCTGACTGAACGGCCGGAGTCCGATCAGCTGCGACGCATCGCTGACCGGTTGGGCGAACGCGTCCGTGGTGACGTCCGGGTCGTCACCGTCCCCATCGCCGTCGGCGACATCAGCCTGCTGGACGTCGTCGAACTCAAGGACGAGCACGCCGAACTCGCCGATACCAGCGAGCTTGTCTGCCCGCTTGCAGTAGTGCCAGATGTCGAGGTCGTCCTCAAGATCGCCGACCGCCGATTCGAGGTCGGTCTCGGAATCGGCACCGGCGTCTTGGTCGTCGACGATCGACGGCGGGTCGCGCCACGATGCCGACGCGGGGAGAAACGTGACAGCGAACGCGTAGGGATTCCGGAGTGCCAGCGCGTAGAACTGCTCAACGCCGGGGTTGCGGTCCCACTCGAAGACAGAATAATAGTCAAAATCCTCACCCCCGCCGGGAATATTCTCGCCGAGGACGGCGGCGAGCGTCTGGCGCATCGTCAAGTCGACCTGCTCGGCAGCGGTCAGTTCGAGCGGCGCGTCGTTGCCGTCAGCGTCGCCGGTCGCCTCTTGGACGTCGTCGTCAGCGTCGCTTGTCTCACTCATGTGTTGTTACCAAGTGCCGGAGCCGTCGGGGCCGTCGTCAACGTAGCGGTCGCCCGCAAGGCCGTAGCGCCAGGCGTCGGCAAGGTGATCATTTTTCTTGACCGGCTTGCCCGTCGACTGGTTGTAGCGATAGGCGCCGATCTCCTCGCGGAGGTGTTCACAGCGTTCGTGGACGTCGAGCGTCCCGTCGGCGAGGTGGTCTTTGACGACGCGGATGCCCGCCTCAATGTCGTTTTCTGAAGCGACGGCGTCGATGCCCTCGTCGCGGAGGTCGTCGATACCGCGCTTGTCGCTCGGGTCGCAGTAGACCGTGCCGACGCCCCACTGCTCTTGGAGTGTCGTGAGCGTGTTGACGTAGTCCTGCGTGCCGTCGGCGGGGTATTTCTCCTCGGCGATGGTCGTGACCTGCCCGTCGGGGCGCTCAACGAACGTCACGAACCCCGCCGGGTTGCCACTCCCCCAGTCAAGGCCATACCACGTCCGCGTTTTCTGCGACAGGTCCGTGTCAGTAACATGTCGGTCGCGTTCAAAGAGACCGTACACCGCCCCTTCACGCGTCTGGACGATGAGACAGAACTCGCGCAGCCAGGCGTACTCGGATTGTTTCGAGTGTGCGTCTGCGAGATAGTCCGTCGAGCGTTCCTCCCAGAGGATGTTGACGTCGCGCTCCGCGTTGAGCGGATGGGGCGCGGTGTGGTACAGGTCGGGGTCGGGGCGGCGGGCGGCACCACTCTCGCCGAAGTGGCCGTCCCATTCTTCGAGGATGGCCGGATGCTCGACGAAGTCGAAGCCCTCGCGGTCGGCCAGCAGCGAATACACGTCGGTCGGCGTCTTGCGTGTGCCGATGACGATGGTCTGCCCGCCGTGTTCCTGCACGGGGACGATAACGGAGGAGAGCCAGTCCTCGATTTCCTGCATGTCGCCGTCGCCCTTCTCCTTGATGAGGTCGTCGACGACGAGCAGGTCGACGTGGCGGCCTTCGACGCCGCCGAACAGCCAACCCACCGAGAGGCTGGAGTCGTTCGCGAACTCCTTTTTGCCCTTCTGATCGGTGGTTCGGTTCTCGGGCTGGAGTTGTGTCAGCCACGGGTTGCGGTCGACGAGTTTGTCGAACTCCGAGTGGGCCTTCTCGTAGGCCAGCGTTTCGTTGTTGCCGATCCACGCTGCGTGAAATCCCGACCTGTATTCGAGGTTGCCGAGAACGTACGCCAGCGTCGACGTCGTCTTGAGGCTCCCCCGGTGAGCAAGTCGGATGAGGTCACGGCCGGACCTGAAGTCGCGAAACCAGCGCTCGTGATGCGGGCCAGGCGACGACCAGTCGCGATCCTCCCGGTGCATGTACCACTTCGTCAGTACGCGAAAATACGGCATCCAACCGTGATCGAGTGGGTTGAGTGCCTTGCGGACGTGGTCGTACGTCACCCCGTTGAGGGTGAGGTCAGGGTCGCCGATGTCAGTAGTGGCAAGGCTCATGATTCCGGATCCAGTGCGTCCCGAAGCATCGCCTGCTCGTCGTCGCCGAGCGTGCGTTCGCCGTCGATTTCGCCCGAGTGTTCGACGTTGACGGTATCGCCCTCAGTGATCTTGTGGTGTGTCTTCACAAGGTCGTTCAGCCGACCGATCGCGCGATCCACAGCCTGAGTCGACGTCTGAAGGAGCCTGACGAACGCGCCGACGAGTTCCCGGTCGACATCTTGGCCATCCTCGATCGTGTTTATGAGGTCGCTTACCATCTCAACCCCCCCGTCACCACCAGCCTCGCGAGCCGCACGGAGAAGTTTCGTTTTGATTGCCCAGATTTCTTCTTGGATGAGGTCGGCGTTGTCGTGCTGTCTGACCTGTTCGTATATCTCACGGTCCTCCTCGGAAAAGTAGTCGCTCCGAAGACCGTGCACGGCGTTCGGGGAGTCCATCCCCTTGGGTTGCGTGCCGCCGTGCATCCGACAGCGGTCACTTCCGGTGACCGGATACTGGGTGCAGTATCCGCCGTCCCGACACTCTGCACCACACCGGTCGGGGAGCGGCTCGTCAGAGGTCATGGTATGGGGGTTTGACAGTATGAAAGTCGCATGGCGGTCCGGTCAAGACATCACGCGTCCGCGCTGCCGATATACTCGATCGTCTGTTCGTCGTGGGCGGCGTACTGGACGCAGTACCGACCACAGCGGTCACACTGCAGGACGCTCAACTCGCGCTCGCTGTCGATATACGACTGCTCGAACGACCACTCGCGCTCGCCGCAGGTGCAAAACGGTTCCTCGTGCATTCACACCCACCCCGCGGCGGCGGCGACGGCGAACCCGGCGAGCGCGCCGGCGAAAGCGCCGGCGACGCCGTACCACCAGTCGGTCCGGAGCGCCGCGCGGAGTGGCGTCACGGCAATCGTGAAAAACACGACGAACAACACGACGAACAGATGCC